CGACGGGCCCCGGCAGGTAAGCGTGTTCTCCCGGATGGACGACAGGTGCAAGCGCGACTACCTGTATGTGGCCGAGTGCAACGACAGCGACTTCCGCGAGGGCTGGAGGAACCAGCAGGAGGCCATTATCGAGCTGCGCAGCCGCTTCCTGCCGACGGACGACACGGCATATCTCCTTGACCTAATCTCCCGCATCAACACGGAGGAGGGCGTCAAGAGCGAGGACAACGGCGTGAGCCAGACCGTGGTAGCGAAGAAGGGCGTCACGCTCCAGCAGACGGAGCTTGTCAAGCCCCGCGTCAGCCTCCGGCCTTTCCGCTGCTTCCGCGAAGTGGCACAGCCGGAAAGCGAATTTATCCTGCGTCTCGACGAGGACGGGCGCGTGGGCCTGTTTGAAGCGGACGGCGGCATTTGGAAGATGGAGGCCAAAGACAACATCCTCAATTACTTCTGCGAGAACCTGTTTCCTGAGATCGAGAGCGGCAAGGTTGTCGTCATGGTGTAATCAGCCAGAAATCAGACAGAGAGGAGGTGAAAACGGCATGACCCCTGAAAAGTGGATTGCCGCCAAGATCAAGGAAAGCGGCCTGAAAATCTACTTCGTGGCAGAGAAAGCGGGGATAGACGCGAAAGTCCTCTCTGCGATCATCAACTCGCATCGGAGGATCAGAGCTGACGAGCTCTTGAAGGTGTGCGCTGTTCTGAACGTGAACCCGATGGATTACGTCAAGCTCGCGGAGGGGAAAGCCAATGCCTAAAGTCAGACGGATTGCCGGAGGGCGAGAGAGACCATACAACGCGCTGGCGGCGCTGCTGCGAGGATACAAGCTGGCGGCGGGCATGAGCGCCGACGAAATTGGAAAGCGGCTGGGCGTGACGGCGGACAACGTGAGACACCAGATCGGAAAGCCCGCAGACCAATGGAATATCGGACAGCTCAAACGCTACTGTGACGTTCTCGGCATCCCATACGGCGAGGCATTGGACGCAGCAGCAAAATAAAATTGCCGCCTCCCCGTGCTGGCACACGGAAAAGGCGGCGGGCGCGTCGATAATATGGCTAACACTTATTTTAACAGAAAGGCGGCAGAAATGTCAACGGAATTAAACCCCCTTGTGTATGTGGCAATCAACCGCCTCGGCAGAGGGCATGAAAACGCAAGGCCCCCGAAGGAGCTGGCTTCTGTCCTGAGCATCAACGAAAGAACGCTGCGGGCCCTGCTGGAGGAGGCGAGGGCGGACGGCTTTCTCGTCTGCAACGATATGGACGGCAAGGGATATTACCTCGCGGATAGCATAGAGGACGTGGAACGGCAGTACAGCCGGGACTATGGGCGGGCAATGGCCTTGCTTGTGAGACTGAAACCCATGCGGCGGATGCTGCGTGAGGCTGGACGACTGAAAACGAAAAAGGAGAATGAAAATGGCAAAGGATAAGCTCAAGTATGTGGCGAAGGCCCACATTGTTTACAAGCTGTCGGACGGGAAAACCCGCGTCCCCGGCGCAACGACCATCACCGGCCTGCTGAACAAGCCCTATCTTGTGAAGTGGGCAAACAACCTCGGCCTTGAGGGAATCGACAGCAGCAAGTACACCGACGAGGCGGCGAAGATCGGCACGCTCGCCCACGCCATGATTCAGGCGGACTTGCAGGGAGAGGAGATCGACCAGAGCCAGTACAGCCCGGTACAGATCGACCTTGCGGAAAACGCGCTGATTTCCTTCTTTGAGTGGAAGGGCCGCCACAAGATCGAGCCCATTCACTGTGAGACCCCGTTCGTGAGCGACACCATGAAGTACGGCGGCACGGTGGACTGCTACTGCCTGCTGGACGGCAAGCCGACGCTGCTGGACTTCAAGACCGGAAAGGCAATCTATGAGGAATACTTCGTGCAGCTCGCGGCATACGCGGCGCTGCTGCGGGAGAACGGCTTTGAAGTGGCCGAGACAAGAATCCTGCGCGTGGGCAGGGACGCGACCGAGGGCTTTGAGGAGCGCAGCGTGGCCGACACGCGCAAGTGGTTTGAAATCTTCCGCAGGCTCCTCGACGTGTACTATCTCAAGAAAGAATTGGGGTGGAAGTAATGGACAATATGGAAATCTTCAACCTCGTGCGGGAAGTCCCCGACGAGGCGAAAAAGAAGATCACGGCGGGCAGGCTCAAGGGCATGACCGATATTTCCCCGATGTGGAGAATCCAGAAGCTCACAGAGCTGTTCGGCCCCTGCGGGATTGGCTGGTGGTATGATCCGCCGGTCTACGAATACCGCGAGGCGGGCGGCGAGGTCAAATGCTTCTGCTACACCAACTTATATTACAAGTGGGGCGAGAGCGTTTCCAAGCCCATCCCCGGCAAAGGCGGCAGCGGCTTCTACGTCAAGGAGAGCAAGGGCTACTACGTGGACGACGAGTGCGAGAAGAAGGCGCTCACCGACGCTATCAGCGTGGCGGCAAAGGCGCTGGGCGTGGGCGCGGACGTGTACATGGGCGGCGACCGCACGAAATACAGCGGCGACAACGCCGACGGCCTCCCGCCGCTGCCTCCCCCGAACAGCCCGCCGCCTCCTCCCCAGCAGCAGAGACGGCAGCAGCCCCCGGCACAGCAGAACCCACAGCCGACTCCCTATTTCACCTGCGCCGACTGCGGACAGAAGCTCGTCCCGTACCCCGGCACGGACGGACGGCAGGTAAGTCTCAGGGCCCACGCAGAGCGCAGCATGCAGCTCTACGGGCGCGTCCTGTGCCTTAACTGCATGAAGCTCCAGAACCCCGGAGCATGATCACCGTAAAGATCGAGGGCGCGCGCTACGCCGACGGAGAGCTGCATGTTAAATGTTCCCCACGAGAGGGCATACAGGCAGCGTATGAGCTTCAAGAGGGCAAGAGCTACGACATAGACCGGCACCGGGAAAAGCGCAGCGTGAACGCGAACGCTTACGCCTGGACACTGATACACAAGATCGCGGCGGAGCTTTCAAGGCCGCCGGCAGGGACGCCGACAGAGCCGATCAAGGTCTATCGAAACGCGGTGATGAACCTGCCGGACGTGGAAGCAACCTTTATCAGCGTGGACGAGATCGCGGCCCCGGCCTTTATACGGAGCTGGGAGGAGGGGCACTTAGGGCGACAGTGCGAAGTGTTCCCCTCCGATACCCCCGGTTTTTCAATCATCCGCTGCGTGTACGGCAGCAGCGACTATACCCGCGAAGAAATGACGCTGCTGCTGGACAGGCTGATACAGGACGCGCAGGCGCTGGGCATCGAGACCAAAGACCCGGGCGACGTGGAAAGCCTGCTGGAGAGCTGGAAAGGGCGCTGAGAATGAAAGAGTGTTTTCTTTGCGGGCGCAACGGCAGCCAAGACCCCCTTGACCGGCACCACATTTTCGGCGGGGCCTACAGGGACAAGAGTGAGAAATACGGCCTTGTGGTGTACCTCTGTCACAGTGAGTGCCACTGCTTCGGCGTAAACGCGGTACACCACAACGCCGACGCCATGCGCTACGTCAGGCAGTACGGCCAGCGCAAGGCCATGAAGGAACAGGGCTGGACAACCGAGGACTTTATACGGGAGTTCGGCAAAAACTATCTGGAGGAGTGAGACATGAGCGATATTCAGGAAATGCTTTCATATCTGGCGGATGCACTGCAATCCAATCAGATCACCGAGGATATGTGCATCGCCGTCAGGGACGCGCTGAACGGCGTCCCGACGGAATACCACATCACCGCCCTTAAGAAATTCATCAAAGGAGGGGCGGAGCGTGCTTAACAAAATCTGCATCATGGGCCGCCTGACAGCGGATCCGGAGCTGCGGTACACGCAGAGCGGCCTTGCCGTTGCCTCCTACACCGTGGCAGTAGACCGGGACTATACAGGGCAGGGCCAGCAGCGGGAATGCGATTTCATCTCCTGCGTGAGCTGGAGACAGGGCGCGGAGTTCGTGAGCAAATACTTCCACAAGGGCAGCATGATCGTTGTGGAGGGCCGCTTACAGAGCCGCAAGTGGCAGGACAGGGACGGCAACAACCGCGTGAGCTGGGAGATTATGACCGAGCACACGTATTTCGGAGAATCGCGGCAGCAGCAGGGCGGGCAGTATCAGCAGCAGTACCAGCAGCCGCCTCAGTATCAGACGCCGCAGGGCTATTACCAGCCTCAGAACAGTCAGCAGTATCAGCAGGCCCCGCCGCAGAACTGGCAACCGGCAGGGAACCCGCGCAACGTAGACGCGAGCGGCTGGAACGAAATGGACGGCCCCGGCGACGACAACCCCTTTACGGGGCAGCAGCAGCCTCCACAGCAGCAGTACGGAGGCCAGCAGGCCGGTATGTGGGACGATCTCAACGACGAGGCCGACGGCGAGCTCCCCTTTTGACGAGGAGGGCAACATGAAGCACTTGAAAGTAGGAACCGACTTTGCCGAGGACATAAGGCAACTCGGAGACGCCGAGACGGGACGCCTTTTCAGGGCGATGCTGAGTTATGCAGCGACCGGGAAAGAGCCAGCGTTAGGGGGCAATGAGAGAATCTTATGGGGAACGGCAAAGAAGATCATAGACGCCCAGCGCGTGGGCTACGACAACAAGTGTGCGAGCATTGCCGCCGCGAGAGAGTGGAATCCCAACAATAACAAATCAGTCAGTGAACAGTCTGATAACAGGCAGGAGACAGACAGTAACCAGACCCCTAACAGTCTGAAACCAGACAGTAAGAGAGAAAAAGAAGCGGGGGAAAAAGAGAAAAAAGAAAGAACCAAAGAAAAAAGAGAAAAAGCCCCCGAAGAAAAAGAGAGAACCCCCCCAAACCCCCCCGCGCCGCCGGGACGAGAGCCGCTTGTCGCCGAGCTGCTGACGGAGAGCGGCGAGGAGCTGCGGACAGCGGTTGACGAGTGGCTGCGCTACAAGCGGGAGAAGCGGCAGACTTACCAGCCTACCGGACTCAAGATGCTGCTGAACAAGATCAAGCGCTATGCAGACAACTGCGGAGAGCAGGCCGTGATTGCGGCAATCCACGACGCCATGAGCCAAAACTATCAGGGCATCGTGTGGGACAGGCTTGTACAGAAGCCCAAGCAGCCGCAGCAGCCCCGGCAGCAGAACGGCGGGATGCAGGCCAAGTACGACATGATGGACAGGTGGCGCAATGGACGAAAATGATTTTTTCACATTCGCTGCGGCGCTCCAGACGTATTTCCCACGGTATGACATTTTCCCGAACGAGCAGGCAATGGAGCTGTGGTACAGGGAGCTCAAGGATATACCCTATGAGCTCCTGACGGCGGCCCTCAGAGCGTGGGTCAACACGGAGAAGTGGCCGCCGACCATTGCCGAGCTCAGGGAGAGAAGCGCCGAGATCGTAAACGGACCCGCGCCGGATTGGGGCGACGCATGGAAAGAAGTCTCCCGCGCCATCGGTCATTACGGCATATACAGGCCGGAGGAGGCGCTTGCAAGCATGTCGGAGCTGACAAGGCGGACGGTTGAGCGCATGAGCTGGCGGGACATCTGCCTGAGTGAGAACCCCGACACGCTTCGGGCGCAGTTCCGGCAGGTCTACCAGACCGTGACAAAGCGGGAGATCGAGGACAGAAAGCTGCCGCAGGAGCTGAAAGCGGCGATACAGCAGTTCCAGATCGGCAGCGGCAATCAAAAACAAATCGGAGGGACAACATGAACAAGGGCAAATCCATCTTTGTTACGTCGATCATGGCAATCATGCTGGCCGTGATCCTCGCGGGCGCGGCCATGATCGAGCCCAAAGCGTATGCCATTCTCGCGGCTGTGCTGGCCGTGTACGGTTTCCTCTGCGGATGCAGGGATGTATGCGGTTGGCTCCAGAAAGAGCCCACAGAGCCGCAGCACCTGGGCGAGAGAGTGAGCGCAGACCCGTTTGCTTACGACGACGAATTCACGGGAAACGAAATCGGGGGGGGTAATGCGTAATGCCGAGGAAGTTCAACAGTGACACCTACGAGCGGATTATCACCGATAGACTGATATTCGGGAAAAGCTCAAAGGTCATAGCCGACGAGATCGGCGCGGGGCGCTCAAGCGTGGATTCGATTGTCTACGGTTTTCAGGCAGTCAAGGCCGGGGATTGGGACAAGGTGTGCAGCATGATCAAAGGAAACTCCTGCGCGTTCGCCTACATCCAATGGGCGGCGAACAAATGCGGCGCGGAGCTTCCGGAGGCTGTGATACAGGCGCAGGAGAGCCGCTACAAGCCGGAGCAGGAGGAAAAGCCCGCGCCTCCTCCTCCCGCGCCGGCGG